CATTTTTAAAATTTTTAAAAGTTTCATTTAACTTATCAAAATTGTAAGATATCGGTTCAAATAAATGATATTCGGAATTTTGATTTAAAAATGGTATTGTAGTATCTCTGGCACCAACATCAAATATAATTGAATTATCTTTTATAATATTTTTAATTATTAAATTTTCACCATTAGTTTCTTCGTCCGAATTATTGGTGATTAAATTATTTAAACTTATATTAGATCTTATCATCATTACAAATATTATAATTTTTTAGTTATAAATGCCATCATAGAATAAAAAGAAATATTTTGTATACTACCTGTTTTTTTATCCATATCCCAAATCATTTTATTGAAAAAATTATCCATATCTTCCCTTTTATTTATAAACCATTCACTATAGGTATCACCAAATGATATACCTCCAAGAACACCTTTAACTGTTGGTTCAGAGTTATACCTCATACCTGGCCATAAAATTTTGTTTGCTGGTTCATAAGTGCACAATAAATCTTCTATCACATAAATTCCACCCGGCTTTAAATTATTATAAAACAAATGGTTATAACTATTGATTATCATTTCATTTACATGTGCACCATCGTCAATAATAATATCAAATTGGGTATCACCGTATGTTTGTTTTAAAAATTCAATGTCGTTTTGACTTCCTATGTTAATTTTTATTCTTTCTTCTTCAAATTTTCTAGAAGGGTCTATATCTAATCCATAAATTTCACCATTATGAAAATATTCTTTCCATGTTTTAATTGATTTTCCAGTAAAAACACCAATTTCTAAAACTTTAACTTTTTCATTTCTTAATTTTTCAAAATGGTATTGATAATTATCTAAATAACAAACACCATTAAAAGAATGATCGTGGTCTGCCTTATCTGTCCCGTGTTTTATTCCAATTTCTTTTAAACTTAACATTTTTTTAATTTTTATTTTATTTTATTTTATTTTACTACCAACCACTTTTTATTATTTCTGTTATTTTGTGTGCGTCGGATTCACTAATTTTATCATGTATTGGTATATGAATTTGATTATCATCAAAAAACCTTTGATTTGCCAATGTAAAATCCTTACCGCCAAAAATTGAGTTTTTATCAATACCTAAATGAACCACTGAGGTTGGGATGCCTTCTGATTTTAATTTATTTATAAAATCAACTCTATTTTCCACAAACAAAGGGAATAACCAGTAAGAAGAAGTTCTATCGTTTTTATATGGTAGTAATTTTAATCCTTTAACTTTTGATAACTCTTCCTCATATTTTTTAGCAATTTTTTTGATGTAGTCAAGTTTTTTATCAATAACTTCCAAATTACCCAACCCAATTGATGCCGCAATATCGTTCATATGATATTTAAATCCAATATTAGTTATATCGTATTCTCTTTCCCCTAATATTGATGGTTTTGAATTTTCTCTATCTATATCAAACCATCTTAATCTTTTGATAAATTTAGAATCTTGTTCGTTTTTGCATGTAAGTAAACCACCATCACCTGTGGTTAAATGTTTTATTGCTTGAAAAGAAAATGAAGTAAAATCGGATATTGTGCCAATATTTTTATTTTTATAAACAGAACCAAAAGCGTGTGCAGCGTCTTCTATGACTTTTAAATTATGTGTTTTAGCCAAGTCATTAATTTCGTCCATATCACAAGGATAGCCTGCCCAATGAACAGGTATTATAACTTTTGTTTTTTCTGTGATTTTATTTTTTATAGACTCTATCGATATGTTACCGTCTAAATTTATATCGGCAAAAACCGGTTTAGCACCACATTGTAAAATAACATGACCTGTTGCCACAAAAGTTTGTGCCGGTAAAATAACTTCATCACCCTCTTTAACCCCTGAGGCTATTAAAGCCAGTCTCATGGTTACAGTACCACTATTTAAACTTACTGTGTTTGGAAAACTGTATTTTTCAGACAATTTTTGTTCAAATAAATCAGCCTTTTTACCGGCCGATATTACAGTACTTTGTAAAGTTTCGTTAACTATTTTTATAGATTCCTCAGATATTGTAGTAGAAAAAAAATCCATTTTTAAAATATCAAAAATTCTTTATTTAATTTATTATTATCATCCCTAAGTTTAGCAGTACACTCGTCTAACTCTTTCTTGAAGGAATCGTCGTTTATTTTAAAATTTTTATTAACTTGGATTATGTCAGAATTCTCTAGTTTACCGCCGTATAGTAAAGTGTTTGATTTCTGATTTAATATTCTAACCCACGTTAGTACATTTGTTGTAGACCCCAAATAATTTGATTTAGTTAATTCTAAAGATATTTGCCTATCGGTCCTGGCCCCATACTTATTACTAAGTAAATCTAAGTTTTTGGTTATATCTCTTTTAATTAAAAAACCTAACCCACACAAACCTTCTTGTAAACCATTTATTTCAGGGTTTGTAGAATTTTTTTCTTTCATAATATTATGATAACCCGAATAATGCATGGCATTAAACTGTCTACTATAACCTTGTGACATTAACCAGTCTACATTTTTATTATTTTCTAAAAATTGTAAACATTTTTCTATGGCAAAATAATCAAAAGCATCGTCATCGGTTATAAATTTAATGTATTCACCTGAGGCTATTTCTAAGGCCTTTTTATAGCCATGCCATTCACCTAAATCTTTTTCTTCAGACAAAATAATCTTATCTATTAAATTATTAAATTTTAAATTTTTCAAATACTCAACAGTACCGTCATTACTAAAACCGTCAGCCACTATTATTTCCGTATTAGGGATTTTATTTTTAATAAAATTTTCTAAAATGGGTTTTAAGGTTTCTAACTTATTGTATGTAGTTAATAAAAAAGAACATCTCATTATTTAATATAATTTAAAAACATGTAATCTTCAGAAATAGGCCAATTTAAAACCCTTTCTAAATTATCTTTAACCGCATCTATTTTAGATTGGTATAAATCTATTGATATTTGGTCTATATTAAAATCTTCTAACATAATAATACCATCTTTGTTAAAAAATTCACCGATATTGGGCGTACCCCAAAAAACAGGTATTGTACCTGTGGCAAAACAGTCCGTTATTTTTTCACAAAAAATATTTGGGTAATTATCATTTTCCATTGCTATAGAAAAATGGTAATTTATTAAACCATCTTCTTTTTTGTGTATAGGCCTAAAACCAAAGCCGTAATGGTCAACAACTTTTTTGTATTTTGAAATAATTTCTTGCCTATATGTATGTCCAGGACACATATTTTTAGAAGAAGCTATCATAGATATTAATTTAGATTTTTGATATACTTTGCGGTCGTTTACCCATGGTACCGCATTAGGTATTAAAAATTTAAACTTTGGTGATAATCTTAACAGCCTAATATCATGTGTAAAAATTAATTCAAAATTAGATTCAACCGATTCTATATTATTTTTTACCCATTCTATAACATTTTTTATTATAGCTGAAGATTCGGCAATCCATGCGTAATTTTTTTTTGACCCATCAACTTTAGCATCTATTATAGAATTGTCTATATAAACACTTATAGGTGCCGTAAATTCATTTTTAACCCACTCAACATGTTCAGGTACGGACCACCCAGAAGATGAATAAGCGTGTTGGAATCCTCCTCCTATTAAATTAATTTTTTGCTTCATTGTTCTTTATGTAAAAAGCATCTCCCCATGTACCACCATCCCAAGTAGTTTCTACACGAACAAAATTATAAACTGATAAAAAACTATCTAACTCATTTATTTTAGCACAGTTTTTATAAACTTCATCCCGATTAACCTCGGTCATAATGTAATCAATGTTTTTTAAAAATTCAGAAGCACCTTTAAAAACTTCTAACTCATAACCCTGAACGTCAATGTTAATAAAATTATAATCTTCTTTTTCTTCAATAAAATTATCTAACTTAGTTATTTTAACTTTTATTTTATTATTAAATCTTATGTGTGGATATTGTTGTAGATGTATGTGTGGTTCTAAAATGGAACTTGATTGTCCCTGATTGGCCGATTCAACGTTCATTTCAATTTCACCAACTGTGTTACCTAGAGCTGTGTTAACTAATATTGCGTTTTTATTTTTTCCATGTATATTTTCTTTTAACTTTTCAAAAGTGTGAGGTAATGGTTCAAAAAACATTACATTTTTAATATTTAAATTTTCATATACCGAAAATTCTTGGCCAAAATGAGCTCCAATATGTAAAACACCTTTAATGTTTAAGTTATATTTTTCTTTTAATTTTAATAAATCTAATAACATTTTTAAAAATTTATATTTAAACAATTATTTTTTATATAGTTAATCATTTTTATATCATTTGTAACTATTTTGTGATACATTAATTTTGGGTCGTCGATTATTTTTTGATATATCATAGGAAAATCCCTTTCAAAAAAATACCTGTCTAAGGTATCTCCGTATTTATCTTTAATCAATCTTTCAAAAGAAGTTATTTTTTCTGTAAAAAATTTTGGGTTACAGTTATCGATAAAATAATTTATAACTTGTCCATCGTTAACCCAAAAAGTGTAATAACTAGCTAAATTATTTATGTTAGGTTTACCATAAATAATTAAAGGTAAAGTTGTATTTAAATAATTTTCCGCAGTTATACCAATATAGGGGGTGTATATAGATATTTTATTATCTACCATATTTTTTTCAATACTTTCTTTTTTGTCCCAAAAAATATTAAAAACTTCTTTTCTAAAATCATGTGAATTACTAGTCACACCTTTAGTGTGACCAAACCAATATATATCGTATTTTTTACCAGAATTTTTTAATACTCTTAAGGCTGTTTGAAAAGCCGAAACGTCACTATCAATTAGTAACTCTTTTGGTGTAATTTCGTAATTTATTTTTAATTTATTTGAATAATCATTTAACGTATCAATCCATTCAGAACAGGAGTTATTGACACCTACATATAAGTCATAGTTTTTAAAAGATTCTAAAAACTTATCTAAAAATTCTTTACCTACGGATATTTTATCTTTAGATGGTATGTGTGATGCAAATATTATACAACCTTTCATTTTTTGTAAATCAACGCAATTTCAGAAGACCTTGCCATACCAACTTCAATTTTTTCTATATTTTGGTTTAGATATAATGATTCTTCTTGTGTTATATAATCAGAAATTATTTCTCCTTTTTTTTGGAATTCGTATAATATATCTAAAGTTTTTTTATCATTACCTACATAATGTGGTATATGACAAGTGTGTAAATCTTCGATAATGTAAATACCACCATTTTTAAGGTATTTAAAAAGTATTGATAAACTTATTTGGTGTTGTTTCATAGTATGTCCACCATCGTCGATAATAACATCAAAATTACCACCTGTTAAATTAATTAAATTAGTCAAATCTTCTTTTGATTCTTGGTTACAGATAAAAGTTTTAATTCTATCATTATCAATATCAGTAAAATTATATAAATCAATACCGTATATTTCACTATTTGGTAGGTAATCGTACCAAGTTTTTAAAGAAGCTCCAGGTAATCTCCTACCCTCATTTTCTCCTCTTTGTTGTTCCACCAAAGAAGGCCTGTAAATACCTATTTCTAAAATTTTTAATTTTTCATTTTTTTTATTAGAAAATATTTTTTCATAAAAAGGCACGTAATTATGGTCACTTTCCATTTTATCAGTACCATACTTTTTCATTATTTTATTTAAATCACTCATATTTTTTTATATTTTTATCCAATTATTAGGTATCGTATCTTCTTGATCTTGTGGTCCGCTTGGTCCAAACCATTTTTTAGGTCCGATAATAATTTTATATGGATTTTGGTTCAGGTAAGCACCCCACCAGCTGAAAGAACTATTTGCTATTATATTTGAATCACAATTCATCATTAAAATAAAATCTTCCACTTCATCTTCAAAAGGTGAAATTATATGATTAATATTTTTAAAAGTTTCAATACACCAGTTTTTATCGTCTGAAATGAAAACAGGTGTAAATTTACCAATTTTTTCTTCCATTAAAGATAAGGCTTTTTTATAATAATCTAAACCACAAGGTGTGTGTACGTGTGGGAATTTTAAATAATCACCTCTTCTAACGTGAATTGAGACTAGTTTTTGTCCTTGAACCCAATGTAAAACCTTTTTCCATTTTTCTTCTTCTGATTTAAAACCTTTTAACAGTTTTTCTACAATATCTTTTTTATTTTCCTCAAAAAATTTTTCTGACTGAAAAAAACCTTGTAATTGTAAATTTTTTTTATAAGGAATGATTTCAAAAGAATGCCCTTTTTGTGTGAATGTGTTTTCTATTTTAGAAATTTTACTGTCTGTAAATTCTTTAAAAATAGTGTTTTTATATTTTATAGATTGGTGACCTTGGTGGGGGGTATGGCAAACGTCAAAATTAAATTCAGCTGTGTCATTATTTTTTTTAGCCAAATTATATGTAGCAACGACTTGAAATATTTGATTTCCTAAACCTCCGGCTAAATAAGTTGTAACCATTTATTTTTTTAAAAAATCATAATCCATTACGGTATTTTGAATATCAGAAAAACCTGTTCTTTGCCAAGCTAGATGAGGTCTGAAACAATACCAATTACTTATTCTTTGTAAATCCGCCATGAAGAAATCGGCTGCCACTGAAGTTTTAATAACATCTTTACCGTTATCAATTACGTTTTGTATTCTACTATTCATATAATCTATAGTTTCATTAAAAACTTTAGAGTTCAAACCGTAACAATGTAGAGCGTAAGATCTATTAACCTTTATTAGGTTATTATTAATCATCGTACCCCCACCAACATGATTACCACCAAAAAGTATTCCGTCCCAATTTTGGGGTAAATTTGTTGTGAATTCTGTAAATAGATTCTCCAAATTTTCTATAAAATCAACATCATCTTCTAATATCAATACGTTTTTAAGTTTTAATTCTTTAGCTTTTTCAATGACTTTTGTGTGACTAATAGCTCCGGCAAGTTCACTATCATATGGGTACCCTAAATTATAGGTTTTTTTACTACCGTCAAATGCAGAAAAACGCTCAACTTTTAGATTTAATTTAGAAAATATTTTTTCACATTCTTCCCACCTATCGGTTCTTCTATCTAAATTTATACAATAAATTTTATCAAAATATTCGTTTAATTTCATATAAATAAATTATTAATTTTTTTTACATTATGTAATGTACTAGGTAACCCACCCCATAAAACCTTCTCAGGGTATTTCCAATTATTATAGTAGCTTACAATCCTATCAATATCATTTGTAAAATTAACTGAAGCTGAACTATTAGTTAATTTAGTTCTTATATTATTTCTAATGTAAGAACCGTGGTGCATTTGGATGTCTTTTCTTTCTAAAACAACATCCTTGTTACTCGGAGTCATCCTTCTTGTTGGGTCCACCAAAACTGGTGAAGGTGCCATTAAGACAAAGTTAGAATCGTTTTTAATTTTAAAAATTAAAGAAACATAATATGTTTCAGGTGGATCTAAAGAATATTCCCAAGATTTATAATAGGTCTGCATTTGACAATAAGATGAATCGTAATCACCTTCTATTATAATCTTTTTAAGATTTTCAAACTCTGAACTTAAATAATATTCATCAGAATCCATTGACATGTGATGGGTACACCCAGCTCCTTGTGATAAGGCTAACCCTATATTTCTTTTTTGAATTTCGTTAAAGTGACCACCTTTATTAACTTTAGGTGAGTATTCAAATAATTCATCTATTAAACCTTCTGATTTTAATTTTTCCAAAAGACGGATTAATTCTGGACTACAAGTGTTACCAAAATTGGATATTGTTTGGTAAACAACACTTACATAATCAACATGTTGTCTTATTTGTTTTATCGAACCCTCTAACAGTTCTTCTCCGTCAAATAGATTGTATGATATTCCTAATTTCATAAATTAATTTTAATTAGATTTAAAAAAATCTAAAGTTAAAAATAATTAATTTTTTACTATACAAACCAAAATTATTTTAATTACGATAAAATTTTTTAACTTCTTTTAGTTTTTCATTTTGTTGTTCTAACAACTTTTCAAAATCTTTGGCTTTAACGTTGGTAAAATAATTATAAGTTTTTTTATTTTTAAGTATAAAAGGTATGATTCTTTTACTATAATCCTCAGATTCTCTTTTCATTTTTTCTTCACTCTTATTTCTGGTTTGACTTTCATAATGATAACAAACCGCGTCACCAACAAATATATTATCTTTATTTCTGTTAATACATTCCACATTTAGTTGAACGTCTTCAAAACATTCACGATACTCAGTATTGAAACCACCAATTTCATTAAATAAGTTTTTAGATATCATCATAAAAGCGGCGGTGTTACCAAAAACATCACGTTTAATTTCTTTATGATAATTATAGTACGAACGTAAACCATAATGTGATAAATGTATATTCATTAAATGGCTTTGACCGTTCATGTTGCCTTTTGGGGAGATAAACATTACAATACCAGAATGTTGTACGGTATTATCACCATAATGTAAACGACAACCAATCGTACCAACACTTTTTTTATTTTTAACATAAACATCCATCATTAGGTTAATAGCGTTATTAACAACTTTAATATCGTTATTACAAAACAATAAAACCTCAGTATCTTTTTCAATATGATGTTCTACAACGTCATTATTGATAGCAGCAAAGTTATAAAAATCATACTCTACTAATTTTATATGATGGTTATCATCAATAAATTTTAAGTTATTAATAAATGATTTAACCTCTTCTAATTCATCTGGCGTAGAACCTGTATCAGCGACAATTATTTTTATAAGATTTTTAATGTACCCACCATTTTTATATATAGAATTGATGCATTGTTTTAACAATTCAACGTTACCTTTTGTTGGAATTATTACACTTAACTTAGGAGTTTCTTTAAGAATTTTGTGTTTTATTTCATACCTTAAAATAGGTTTGATGTTATGTGGTAATTTACCTTTATATTTTTCAACAAACTGTTCACGATTTTTTTCCCATTCATCGTTAGTCATACCAATAGATTTATGTGTAATTTTAACATCAAACATAACACCAACTTTAACACCATTTAAATGATTATTAAACGTAAAATCTACATCATAAAAGTGAAACCCTTTAAAAGCCTCGTCAAATCTTGTTTTAATTTTTTCTTTATTGGCAACAAAAAAAAGACCGTCTAACATAACAGTCTCTATTACTTCATCTTCAAAATTAGCTGAATATCTATTTTCCCAAGTTTTACCTTCATGGGAGTGAGAAACAATACCTATCATCTTAGTACTATCTTGCCACCAACGACCAATTTCAGAAATGTCAGTCGTACCTGCCATACCCAAAATACCATATTCTGTTTCTTTAAAATGTTTTAAAACTTTTTTACCCCAACCTTCTTTTAAGATAATATCATCATGACAAAAAACAACTATTTTATTCTTAGTTTTATCTAAACCTTCATTATAACACTCAGTCAAAGACTTACTACCATTATTAACAATTTCATAAATTTCATATTCTTTAACACCAATACTTTTTTTAATGTGTTCTTGAAATTGTTTATTAGGTGTACGGGTTGAGTAAACTATACTAATCATATATTTTTATATAATTTTTGAAGAACCGATTTTTTCGATTAGTTTATTAATATCTTTACTAGAAAAAACAACAACATCTTCAATACCGCCCATATACCTATTAGATTCGGTTCTGAGAATAGCATTCCATTCTTTAGTATAAATGTTATAATGTAAAAAATAATCGTATAAGTTTTCTATTTTTTTATTTTCTATAAAGTTAAATTTCATTTTAGTTATTTTTAGTTATTGATATTATGTTTACAGGTTCTTCACAAAGAATTGATAAATGACAAGCAGTTTTAATAGCATCTTGTACTGATGACCCTAAATAAAGGGCCGCTAAAGCAAAATCCATCCCAGCTCCAATTGCCATGTAATCAGTAATTTCTTTAACATAGAATTTTTCCACTAAAAAGGCTTTACCGTCATAAACAATAATATAATCGTTTACTAATTCTGTACTTTCAGTTTTTTCTTTTTTCCATTGATAAAAATCAAAAAGAAATTCTGTTAATGCCTCAACTGTTGCTTCTCTAGGTTTTCTTGTTTTAGTGTAGATTTGGAATAAAGCGCCTTCTTGAGCCTCACCCACATCACCAACAACGGCCCATTCATTTTGGAATAATTTGGCCATTTTATCTTTTTCTTGTGTATAACCGTTTACTAAGATACTATCGGAGCCGATAGTAATTTTATTTTTTTCTACTTTTACTGCTACTACCGACATAATTTTAATTTTTACCTGTACTACCAAACCCACCAGAACCTCTTTCAGTTTCAGAAAGTTCTTTAACAGATTCTAATTTAATTAACTTACCAAACTCAGTGCTAACCCTTGAAGCCACAACACCTTGTGCTACTCTTTCACCAGCTTCAATTTTTTGTGGTTCATTACTTAGGTTAATCATGATAACTTTAATTTCACCACGATAACCTGTATCTACAGTGCCTAATATTGCCATAAGACCTGTTTTAAATGAGTGACCACTTCTTGGTCTAATTTGTAATTCGTATCCCATAGGCAACTCAAAATAAAGTCCTGTAGGTATTAACATTCTTTCAAGTGGTTGTAAAATTACTTCTTTTTCACTTTTTGGTAAACAAGCTCTTAAATCAAAACCTGAATCACCTTCTTTTGCCCAAATAGGGTCTGGATTATCGGAAGTATTTACAAATTTTATTTGTAACTTGTGTAAATCGTTTGATTCTACATTAACATATGGGGTCGGTGTTTGATTATTATCTTCTATATAATGGTTTTCTAATGATTGCATAATTTTAACTAAACTATCCAATTCAGCTGATTGTTCGTCATCAAGAACACCTGTGTTCTTCAATTGTTGTAATTCTTTAAGATATTCTTTTATATCGTTCATTTTATTTTAATTTATTAAATTTTACTATTATATCTATAAGGGCTTTAACATCCTTTTCACAATATTCTTTAATTTCTTCATGATTGTTATTCCAAAAATTAATATTAACATTGTCACCTTTAACATTACCGTTTTTAGGTGAATCTATTTTCAACGAAGAACATATTAAATCTAAAGAACTTAATCCGTATTTACCACCAAAAGACCAAATTTCTTTAGTATCTAAAACTTTCATTTCCCAAGGTTTGGTATCATGTTTAGGAAAAATTGTCGGAATTTTTAAACCGTTGATGACGTATCTTTTAGCTAAAAAAGGTATGTCAAAGTTTTTGATATTTTGACCACATAAATCAAAATCCATAGAATCTATTTTATTAAAAATATCTCTAACTTTTTTAAGTATATCTATTTCATCTACACCATAAAAAGATTCAAATTTTGTTTTATTATCTTTCATTACAAAGCCTAAAGACACACATACCACTTTTCCAAATTCAGGGAATAAAGCTGCTGTTTGTCTATAAACTTCTTTTTTGGTTAAATGAGATTCTGGGGTAGGTAGTTTTGATTTATCGGTAACCCTTTCTTTAAAATTATCGTAATATGATAACCATAATTTTAATTCTTCCTTTGGTAATTCGTCTAAATCTTTGTATTGACTTACCGTTTCAACATCAAAGAATAATAATTTTTCAATATTAAATTGCATTAACTTCTTTAATTACTTGTTTAACTTCTTTTTCTTTACCACTTAAAATAGATTTATAAAATTCTGCTCTTGTGTTAGTTACAACATCAATATGATATTTTTTAACCACAGTATTATATAAATTATTACCTAAGATTTCAATACATTCAGGATTTTTATGAAGAAATTTAATTCCTTTTAACCAATCTTTGTGGTTTTTATTTGGGTCAACTAAAATAGCATTCCCATTTTCGTTAAATCCTCCTCCGTATTTAATAGAATCCACCAAATCTATAGTATAAGGACCAAAATTTTGAGCTATTAAAGCTTTTTTATGAAAACCAGCTTCAATTACTTTTAACTGTGATTTAGCCTTATTAAAAATATGTTCTTTTAACGGTGCTAATGAAACTTCAAAATTATTATAATTAGAAGCGTAAGTAGTAATAGGTTTTGTCCAAACTCTACGGTAAGGTTCATTTAAATCATTATAAGAGTTGTCCTCATCTTGTGAGTATTTTAAAAGGTGTTTTTTATACTCAGGAGAAATAGTAGTGTAATTATTAGTAAATAATTCTTCATAACGACACCAAACACTTTCGTGAGGTAAAATTTTTCTAGTTTTTTGTTCTTTTGTTTCTGGGTTTGTTTCAGTAATACTACCTCTTAAGTCAAAACCACAAACTACTAATTGTGTGTCTTTACCTTCTTCTGAAGACGACCAATTATTTAAACCTTGTCTTATTATATTTAAATCTTGTAAATGTGAAGAACCACCTAACCAACCTATACGTAATTTTTTATCACTTTTAACTTCTTTCTTTTGGAATTGTGGTTCAGAAGGATCTATTGCATTAGGTAATATAACTACATTTTTATTAAATTTACGAATTTCGTTCGCAAAAATTTCAGTAGTAGTTGTTACATAATCAACATGTTTAAAATTAGATTTAATAAGTTCATCTATTTTAGATTGTTTTAATAAAGGGTAGGCTGGGTGATCAACAGTAGGCATCCAATAATCGTCGATATCCATTATGGTTATAATTCCCATACCTTTAAGTTTATCAAAAACTCTTTTAGCTTGGTCTCCGTAAATTGGTTGTAACTGACCGTTAATTATATCGTTTATTGTTCTATGAAAATGTACGATATGAAATTGTTTTAAATAATTTTCATCATTCCAACTAATACCGTCGGTACCTGCTGTTACAATATCAATAAAAAAATCTTTAGGAAATAATTCTTGTAATTTTAAATGTGGGTCAACTGACCTAAACTTAGAAACTCCACTTCTATCTGAAGGTATAACTAAAACTTTAATTTGGCTCATGTTTATATATTTGTAACCAATATAATTATTTATTTCAATAAACTCAACCATAATAAAATAAAAAAGACCCACATAAGTAGGTCTTTCTATTTAATTTTTTGAAAGGTTAAGATTACTTCCCTTTAGGGGTTCCTTTGTTACCTTTACATCCACATCCTTTTTCCATTGTTTCTTTTTTTTTAACGTTAAATGTTATTCTTTCCTTTAACTTTTGGCATTGGCATTACGGTACCGGAAAAGATTGTGTTACCTGCCTTAAATTGTACATTTTCTTTAACCAATCTGTTATCAAAATAATTCTCAATAATTTTTGGTAAAGCCTTAGTTAGTTCTGATGCGATTAATTTTCTTAAATATTTTTCATCAATATTTATAACTTCTGAAGAAACATTTTCATTAATAGGTCTTTTACTTTGTGTTTCAGCCCTTCTAACAGGTTTTTTGTACATATCAACTTCATCATCTTCACGGTAAGAAGGTCCGTCATTTTCCCTTAAAGCTCTTATAGCTTCTTCATCTACGTCAAACCCACTACCACTTGGTTGAGGAATTGGGTTTTCCAACATAGCTTTTTGTATTGCTGGTGGTAATTTTGAACTTTTAACAGCTTGATTATAATTTTCAGAACCAACATCTTTTCTCACTGTCGGTAATGGTGCACTATACCCTTCGTCCAACATCATTGCCGAACCACCCATACTGTCCATTAAACCACCAACATTAGATCTTTTAATAGCTCCAGTATCAAATTTTTCTGCCGCTTTATCTATTTGTTTAGCTTTTTTTAATATCTCTAATAATTTAGGATCCATTTTAAAACTTTGCTTGTTTATATATTGTTATCATACTTTTATCCCCATTTGGGTTATATTTTGGTACGTTTGAAATTCTATCTGAAATCGGTGTTCTAAATGGTACCTCACCTACTTCGTCCCAATCTCTTATTTTATCAAGTAAAAAGGTTTTCCACCCTGGTTGTTCAGTATCAGTAGCTCCTGCATATTGATATGCTCTAAGTATTGGATTTCCAGCTTTTGAAAGTCCTAAAACATAAGGTTCCACAAATCTTTCACCAGGGGTTTCAGTTTCATCTCCCTCATAATAAATTCTTATTCTATCATGATTTGTGATTGCTCTTTCAACCTCTGTCCTACTTGCAAACTCTAAAATAAGTTCATTTAGGATAGAGTAAAGTTTCATACTACCAATATTGTTCAGGGAAATTAAAGTTATCATAACCCATACCTGGCTTATATTTGTTACCAGATGAGTAAAGTAATTTGTTTTTTTCTAATTGGTCCACTCTTGTACCAACTTGATTGCTATTTTCACCACGACCAAAATCATCACCATCACTTGTTGCTCTAGGGTGACTTGCTCCGTATTTATCCGAATCATTATCTTTATAGTCGTTAAGTACGGTTAGTTTTAATCTTTCGGCATCTGCAGTTGCTTTTAAACTAGGTAGTTGGTTTAGTACCCCACCAGGGCCCATATCCATAACACTTCCTGGGTTTGTTAGGATTGGAGAGATTGTTTGTGCTGGCATAATTCTTTGTTTTTATCAAAAATGTTTATTAGAGATTCCATTAATTTAACCTCTTTGCTAATATAAATATCACTGTAACTTTCTTTTTTAATTTTAATATCACTTGTTGAGTGTGGCATAACTGAACTTGTTGATATACCTTTAGTATGTCTGATACTATCTTTTTGGTATTGGTTTGTCATACCGATACTATGTTTAGCCTTTTTAGGTGCTTCTACACCTTGTCTAGCACTATCTAAAGTACCATTAACCCAATCTTTCATTTTACGACCACCGTTTAATATAAATTGTGTATCTTGTTTTCTATCATCCATGTAGTCGGTGTTAGAGGTACTATGAGTATCAAAAAAGTTTTTAATTCTTTTTAATTGTTCATAACTAACTTTAGGTTCATTTATTAACCCTTCTAATCTTTTATAACCCTCAACATTTTTATCACCTTTGTAAGCATTCATAGTACGTCTCAAGTGACTATGTAATTCTCCAGGAATGTCCCAACTATAACCTTGTAGTGAACTGTTCGCCATTATCTTAACTTTTTCAACATTTCTTGTTTATATTCGGTAGGTATATCAACCGTACCGATATTATTAATTAAAAAGTTTAATATCACACCTTTTTGTTCTCCTGTTGCTTGGTTTTTTTCAATAATATCTATTAAGTTTTTAACTTTTCTAACTAATAAAGGATTTTCATCAGAAATGATTTCAATATCAGGAACACCATTTTTTCTAATGTCACCATATTTTTTAATTTTATCAACAACTTCTTTAGGGAATTTTTTATCAACAATATCTTCAACCATATTTTTCATTTTCTTTTTTGGAGATTCTTCCACTACACCCTTATTGTCCCACCAATTTATAAAAGCCTTCTCAAACTCTTCTTTTGATTGCCAATAAGGATACCCCATAAATTCCTCAAAATCTTGTAAATTTTCTAAATTAATTTCTGTATCTAATCTATCACTTAAACCCATAACTAAGTCATCAACATCTTCTATAAAATCAGACTCATCTGACATATAATCAATATTGTTCATGTAATTATAAACACTTGCGGTCGGAGTTCTAACTGCTGGCATAGGTACCAATGAGTAGTAACCACGATACCCTTGTTGACGTGTACTTTGTACAACAGAATTTCTTATTTGGTCACCGTCAATATCATACATAGGGTCCATAGTACTGTTTGAAGCGGATTTAGAGTTGTCTCTACTTAATTTAACATTGTTACCACCAATTCTAGTACCATCACTATTAACTAACTCATTTAATATATTTTTTGGGATAATAGGCATAATCACTTTTTCTTTATAAATATCAAATAAAAATGATTTGTTTAACCTTTTATTAAATAGATTCTTCCAATTTAACAAAACGGTCTTTAATCATATATTCGGAAGATAAACCTTTTTGTCTCCAAAATTCAATTTCACCGTCACTCATAGTCATTAATTCTTCTAAAGTATCTTGGTCTTCTGGATTTGTTGCCACACCACCAATAAGTTCCAATTCTCTTGAAGTAAAAAATTGTTTTAATTCAGGATTATCAATAATTAAAGATTCTCTAACGTGAAGTGGAAATACAACTAAAAGTGGTTCTACTTTTTTGTTAAAAGCATCTATATATTTTGGTACATTATATTCACCTGTTAAATCAGGATTCTTTTTAATTTGGTCTTCTGTGATTAAATAACAATTAAACTTTAATTCCCCTTCAGGTGTTTTTTTAGTTTTACTAAAAGAAATATCTCCGTGTGATTTACGAGTACCGTTATTAACATAATACAAAGTATCACCTAAACTAACATTAACTTTATCACGAATAACTAATTCCATATGAGCTTGTCTTGGTAAATCACGTCCGTTTTTATCTGAACCTCTTTTAAGGTAAGATTGTATGGTTTTTTTAACTTTAGATTTATTCGCTATCTCAACTAATGGAACTTGTTTATTATAGATTTTTTCTAAATACTCATAATAGTAATCAACAAATTCTTTACCCTTACCATCCAACAACATTCTAATTGCTTTAGCTAAAAACTTTTCTATGTATTTTGGGATGGTTTTACCTTTAATGGTATTACCTGTTAATTTTACTTTACCACCTGGTTTTAAGATTGCGTAATTTTTTCTTGAAAGGTTAATAGTTGCATCCATAATATCATCAACGTCCAATCCCATGGCTCCAAACATATATCTTTCATTATATTCTGAAACATCAGCCTCTATACCCGTATAAACAACATCTTTTTTAACAAAACGGTGTAAACCTTTACCTGTATAAGTTCTTGTTTCAGCATCTTCAGGACAAGAAAAGTTAACACCGTCAGTATCTAACACTAATGGGGTATAACCTCTTTCTCTAAAAAATTTAATCATTAAACGAAGATACTGCCTACCTGTACAAGTAATTTGTTCACCAATATCAATATCACCCCAAGGGAAAATATATGGTGCTGAAATTGAACCAAAAGCTGAGTTATTCAAAATCTTAATCGGTAATTGTTTCTTATCATACATTGACGATAATTTCATATTACCCTTTGCTGCCTCCTCATTCATCAAGGCCTTATATTTGTTACGAGTATCGGATAGATATTTCAACATTGCTCGTAAAGCACCTGTAATATCACAATCAGGGAATACTTCATGTGTTAATTGTATCGAAGGATAAAGTGACGCGTAGTCAAACTTAGCAACTTTTTTACTATAACCTAAATGTAAAAGACGAGATAAACCACCTACGAAATCACGTTTTGGTAAGATATCAGGTAGTGCTAATTTATTCTCGTAAGACCAAGACATCATTAATAACTTCCACATTGTTGCCGTACCCATAGTAATAGAACGACCAAATGTTGTTGGTACCAAAGCTGCCGTTAAGAAACCAGCTTGTGTGTATATATCATCTACTTGTTCAGTCTCTAATAAGTCATCCGTTAGATATTCTGTAATTAAAAATCTACCATCAACAACTTCCCATTTATCTTCATAACCATCAACAATAACTATATTACCTTTTTTATCTTCCATTGTTTTAGGTTCAGGCTTTATACCATCAATATCATACCATTGACCACTTGTTGGGTTATAATTGTAACTTTTATTTTCAGTCCATATTTTACCCAATTTAGCACCATCAACATAAACACGAGTTGGTCTTTCTACCTTTGCTTCTTTAGCGATATATTTCAAACCAGCTTCTTTTAGGTTAGAATTTAAAGCTTGTGCTTGTCTAACTCTGTGTAAAGTATCTAAAATATTAATACCCCACATAACTGTTTGTTCGTAATTCTCTAATTCAGCACCTAACTTAAGTGATGCTGTCTTACGTACCATTGAAATTTCTGGGTGTCTAGTTTTAATAATATTCTTGGTATTAACAGTTGTTGTTTTGTCACCACGTTTACTAATCGAAATAGATTCATCACTAATACCTAATATTCTCATTCGACCTAAAATATAATGCCAGTCAAAGTTTTCAGAATTATATCCTGTAATAATTGAGGCATTACGTTCATGAAGTATTTGAAAAAACTCTTTAATCATTTTACGTTCAGTTTCTTCAGACCAATTACCACTTTCATCATAAGAATCAATAATCTTACGATAACCACGATTATCTTTAATTCCTATCAAAAATATATGCCCATCATTAGGGTCTAACGAAGTAGTCTCAATATCAAATACAAGTTTATGTACTTCCGTATAATCATCAAAACCTTTAAACAAACGTTTACCAGTTTGAATCATAAACTGTTCAATAGGTTGTACCATTTGAATCATATCTTTTCTTTTCCAAGGGTCTAAACCACCTTTCTTAAAAAAATTAACTAAATCACGATAAGTACCTGTTGATTTAACAATATATTTAAAACCATCTTCAAGACGTTCATTATCATCTGTTCTAAGTTTTTCAGTAAAAATACCATGTTTCTTAGCCTCTACACGCATACGTTCAACGTCATCATTATAAAAACCACTGTCTTTAAGTGATTTTGTCCATAAGAATGGGGTAAACTTTTGGGTTTTAATCATCTTGCCCTTTTTAGGGTCATCAATGAATGTGTAAACTCGGTTGGATTCATCTACCGACCAATCTCCTGTTTGGTCAAGTTCTACTGCCACAATGTATTTTTCAGAGTCGTGGCCTTCTAAGAACACCTTAATATCTTCAGGTGTTGCCTGTTGGATTTGTTTCTTGCTCATATTTCTTTCTGTTTGGGACGGGTACAGATAACCTCTCGTTAATAATTTCTAACTAACAAAAAATATGAAAATAAAATAAGATTGTGAACCTTATTTTTGCTTGATAATTAATTCACCTAAAACTTCTATAAGACCAACTAACTTTTGGAATTCAGTTTGTGACATTTCAACATTTTCGGATAGTTTACAAAGTTGGTCTAATTTTTCTTTAAATTCTATTTTGGATTCTTCTATATCAAGTTTACCTTCCATAGCTTTTTTATAGTAAGGAAGTTTCACTCTAAAGTGGTGGTAAGTTAACATTGCTGGACCACCTTTTTCTTTTGCATTGTTTGTGATTTTTTCAGCACCAGCCAATCTTTTTTCAGCGAAAGTTTTAAAACTCTCACGAGTTTCAAGCTCTTCTTTTATAAGTTTTTTAATATCCATATTTAACAAACTATTTTACTTTTTGTAAAACTGTCTAAGACGTTTACATATAAATCTTCTCTAATTGGTACAATTAAAGAAACGTTATTATCTAAAAAATTAATTTTAAATTCAGCTTTGAAAGTTCCGGCTAGATTAGTATCTTTTTCAGTAAATTGATACCCTAAATAATATTCACCATCTTCTTTACAAAGTTCCTTATCAACAGGCAATAACAAACCTTGTTTGTTAAATACTTTATAACGGCCCTCATCATCAACCATTGAAAAAGTTATAACAGCGTTTTCTAACATGTCATATATTGTACGATATGTATTTCTACCATCATTAATAACTTTAAGTTTTAATAAAGGTAAGTTTGAATTTTTACGTATAAAAAAGTTTTGTGCCATATCTAATAAATATCATCATACGAATTATAAAATGTAACTCCAGTTGTTAAAGTTGTAGATGGTCTGGTAATTGTTGTGGTATATACTGTACCACTAATAGAATTAATACTGCTGATACCACCAACACCTACAATGTGTGAGTTATATACTTTATTTAAAATAATATCGCCACCATATGGGTTGTATGTGACATCGTAAAGAGAACCCAATTCAACATAAGAATTTTCTATTACAAAAGGCACTCTACCTATAATACCGTAACCACTAATAAACGGGTTTAATGATTGATAGTCAAAAGGCATGTTAGAATTATATATGTAAATAGGTTTTGATAATTTACCGTCTATTGTGTTTAAACTAGGATCTAACCCACCGTTTATAAAATTTGTTCCATACATAAAACTTGGTGTGAGTCCGGCTGAGTTATTTTTAACATTACAATTTTCAATTCTATAATTAAAATTACCATAACCAGAATAAAATTCTGCAGCATTTGTGGTAGAGTTATAAACATAACAATTAACAGTTAAACCGCTGTTAGGTGATGTCACTGGATCTAATCCTGCTATACCTAAATAACCTTTAATATTAATATTATCTAAAATAATTGGTTGATTTGTAATCATAAACGGAACTGTCGATGCCGAGTATAAATTATAATCACCGTTAGTTTCATTTATGTTGATTAACAAAGAACCATAAGCGTCATCAGAAGACCCTATACTTGTTGCAAATGCTTCGTCTGATAAGTAATTTTTAATCATAAAATTATTATAACTAACGTCATAATTTACTATTCTAAAAACAAAGTCATTACCGTAAAGATTTTGTTTACAATTTTGAATAAAGACACGATTAGGGCTCGGGTTTGTACCGACTTGTGAACTTATAGGAAAATTCCATAAATAAAAATAAGTAAAAGTACAACTTTCCATATCTAAATTTTTTAAAAAACCACCATACGGTTCAAGAAATCCTCCGTTAATGTCCAGTCCTCCTATAAACTCAGAGTTATACAATCTAACCCATAAACTAACATTTGCTCTATTTGTATTTATAGACCCACCTAAAGATAGACTACCACTAAATAATATAAATTTATTTGTCCTGTCTATATTAAAGTTAATACTACCCCCAGTTAAATTTTGGCCCAAAATATTTTTTGTGTTAAAAATATTCGTCGTTGAAGCAAACCTTACATTATTACAGTTTGTCATTGAAAAATTGCCCATTGATACAGTGTTTGTTAGAGGAGTTGTTCTTCTATCCAAAGCCCCTACAAAAAAAATGTTTGGGCAGTTAGACATTGTAAAAGTCCCACAATTACCAGTTGCTGCTTGTGAAAAAGCACCAATAATTAAGTTACTACAATTAGTCATAGAAAAATTACCAGAATTACCAGAACTAGATGTCATCACAACCCCCCCTAAACCAGTTCCTTGTATAACAGTGGAAATGGTTGAGTTAAATGAGTTACTAACAGTTACATTTCCTGAATTACCGATATTATTAATTTTTTTAGTAGTAATCTCTCTATTTATAAAACTATTTTCTAAAGTTAAATTTAAACCAGCTAACGATATTATACCACTATTAGAATTGTTGTATATATTAAGGTTACCTCTACCTACGGTTAAATTTTGTATAGATATTGTTGGTACCGTATTTCCTGTAACAACTATACTACCTACACTACTTACATTTCTATTTATACCAGCTAAACTAACATTGTTATTCCAAGAAGTTACGTAACAATCACCCACAACTGTAGTCGCACTAACATTCCCAACTGTAATAACAACTCGACCACCATTTGTTGTTTGTAATGTGTTAGCTGCATCATAAGCTGATTGAAATGTGGTGTAAGTATTTGAGGGGTTACCTCCCATTCTAATAGCATCAGAATTATCTTGTACTAAGTAAACATTTCTAACAATAGGTAGTGAAGATCCAGATATACTACTAGTAGTACCGGTTAAAAAACCAGATATTAAAATAATCCCATTTGTTTGATTTAAAGTTAAAGTACCATTAGAATAAGACCCACCCGTAATATAAAAATCTGTGTATCCAGTTAAAAAACCCGTAACGTTAAAAGTACCCCCACTGTTATTTACAAAAGTAGCAACACCAGTAGTTGGGTTATAAAAACCGGAAACAATGTTCATGTCACTAGATAATATAGCTAAACTCTGAGTTAAATTTAAACCTTTATCACCTGTTAAGGTTAAATCATAATTAACTGTATTAAAACTAAAACCTGTAACAACACCATAGTTTTGCCAATATGGTAAACTATATGTTGTACCACCATATTCTGTAACAAATAAAGCATTAGAATCTAAAGGTGATGTTAGTGTTGGTAATTGACCTATTGTTTTTCCTGTTAGTGCCATTATGCATATTTTAAGTATTCGTTAATCCCTACTTGTAGATAAATACCGCTGTCTACGAGTATAGCGTTCAATAATGTTTGTTCTCCACCTCCGCCACCGCCAACTTCTTCGGCAAGTTCTAAACCTGTTTTTATATCATAAACACCAGTACCGTAAGGTGCATCGTTTTCACAAACAATAGGGCAAGGAGTTTTAACTTGTAATATTTTGGTCAATAAATCTTCTCTAATCCCCATAACATCTATAAATATTAGGTGACTTAAACATTTTTAATAAACTTACAAGTTCTTTTCTTTCTTCTTTAGTGATTAGTTTACTTTTAGACATATTATAAATATTTTATTATTGGAAGTATTTTTCAATTCTTTTACTTAGCCTTACCCTTGGGTCATTGTTGTTTCTATTTAAGTTTTCATACTTTAATAGAAACCCAAAACTTAAAAAAACTCTTCTCGAATTAAACTCATTTGTCCAATGTTTATATAAAGAGGCTTCAAAACCATACAAATCTGTTTGTTCGACTTTTATTAACTTTTTGTCTATGAAAAAATCATAATCTTCGGATAAAACACTAATATTACATTTGTAATTAATATACCCATCAATTGAAGCATCATAGTGTGGGTTTATTTTTCCACCTTTATTCATATCAACCGCTTGTAAAAAAATATTATCTTTTGGGAATAGAAATTCCTTAGATATTCTGTCAATTATGTCGTAAATAAACTCAGGTAATGTATCATGAGATACATCAGAAATTGATTGAAATTTAGTAATGTAACTTGTTAAAGGAGTTTTGGAAATGTCAAACATATAAGATTTACCATTAAGTTTTTTAGATAATTCTGTTAAGTGATGATTACTACCATCACCTTTGTGGTTAACAGATTCAATCCAATTTACTATTTGGTTTACTTCATCTTTTGAGATAAACTTTTTTTTTATCTTATAGATTTCCAATCCCGTATTTTCCAATTTTTTTTAGGTTGTGTTTTTCCAAAAACTCTTTTGGGTTCATAGCCTCAATTATTGTTAATTCAGCCGAGTCCATAAGTTGTTTTGCCTTTTCTTCAGGAACTGCCATAACACACAATTTATGGGTTGCAGGTAATTCTCCTGTTGGTGATAAATCTATTTTTAAGATATTATCATTTTTCATTTTTTCTCTTGCTTGAAGAACTTTAGATTCTTCACATAATATACAGATTCTCATATTATCTATTTTTTAATAAATTAAGTAGTTCTTTTTTTTCTTCTCTTGACATTGGTTTACTCTTAAACATATTAACAACTTCCGTAATTTCTTCAGAAGTATATGTGTTAAGTAATGTGGTCTTTGTATCCTCACATTCTTTATATGTCATTTCATAAGCATCCTTTGTGTTACTAACCCAAACATCGTTTTCTAGAGATTGTAGAAACTTATTATCACTTTTTCTTTTAATATATTTTATCATTTTTTTCTGTTTTAATTTTTTTATTAATCATTGAAAACATAAAATGTTAATGTACTATTAGCACAAAATTGAGTTTCAAGGTTTTTTGCCATAGTTAAAATTATGTTTCCTCCATCATCAGAAAACGTACCAAGAAAACTTGTATTAGTATCTGTATTCAATATGGTAACAACTTCAGATATGTTATTAACAATAGTACCACCACTTGTGTAAAAAGATTGAATAAACATATCCCCACAATAAAAATCAATACTTACATTTGTAAAAGGAAATGTTGTTGTAGTTCCACTAATTACAGTTGGTGTTGTGTCTGTATCTTGTAGAATTTGAATCTCAATTGGGAAATAATATAAACTATCAGCAATAGGTGTAGGTCCAGGTCCACTTAAATCAAAAACCGCAATAAGAATACCATCATCCTTCTCATTAAAATTAAAAGGTAATATAAAAGTATCTGTTAGGATAGGACTAAAAAACGGTATTTGATTTCTACCTTGAATGAATGTTGAATTTCTATTAAAAGTATTATACAGTGGTCCTGTGGTTTTATTAAACCCTAAATAAAAACCTGGTGATATAATATCAGTAATCCACTCAATATCATAACCCAAATTATTTTCTAATACTTTTACCACTAAATTACCCCTAGATTCTAAAGTAGAACCATTATCCCAATTTGTTGGTAATTCTCCTGTTGTGATAAAAATAGAACCTGTTTCATTTGGATTGTCTGTAGTTGCACTATCAATAGTTATTGTTATGTCGTTATCTGGACTGATACCCCCAACATTAGTACCCAATATCGTTATTGTTTCACCACTTACATAACCATAACCAATGGTATAGATGTTGACTGATTCATAAACATCATTGTTTACTACGATTTCAAACTCAATACCAGAACCTTCACCACTTGTAACTCCACCAGAAGTATATGTATTGGTTATCCCAGTTACCGATGTTCCGCTATAAGTATATGTAAGAACAACTCCGCTCAACACATTCGCAATATTACTGAAATCATCACCACTCTGATAATTTAATATTTCATAGGTTTCACCTATAATTAAACCGTCATTAAAATCATTTAAGTCAGTACCACTTTGAACCCCTAACTGAGTTAATAATGCCTTATATGTTACAAACCCATTTGCTGGGCCTGTTATGGTCATACCACCATTAATTGTAATGTTACCATCTATGACTTGGCCTGATGCGTTATTTACTATGTATTTTGTTGTTGCCATTATTATTCGTTTATATTTTTAATTGTTAATATGTCTGAACTATCATAATATGATAATCTTTTATCACCACCTTGTCTTTCAAAAATCTGACAAGTGTAATGTTCATAAACAGATGGGTTAACACCAATACCTGTAACCGTAACAATAACATCATCAGAATAAACTGAATCAACAGTTATTGTTATGTCTTCCGTGCTACCAAAAGCACTTCCAGGTATTGTTAATATTTCTCCAACCAAATATGAACCACCACCATTACTCAATACCACACTATCAACGACTCCATCAATAACTGTGACATCAAAGGTTGCGTTTTCACCACCTGTACCTGTGGCAAATATATTAGGGTATGAACCTGTAGTGCCCGTTATATTAAGTGGGAACCAATTATCTGGTATTATATTCCAAGTGTTACCAGAGTTTGAACTATATAGTAAACTTACAATATCTTGACCATTTCTTTCTTGTAATCTAACTTTAACAGAATATGTCCCAGCGGTTAATGTTATAGGATATTGATTTCCATCAGGGATATTTCCATTATCACCGTGAGCACCATACCAATCAGCAACTTTAACCCCATTAATGAATGCGTCTGAACCATCATCACTACTTAATCCAAAATAATATGTATTACCAGAAGGTATTTTTATATAACCATCTATTACCATTCCATATTGATTTTGGTCAACACCTGTTTTTGTTGTGTATGAAACACCTTGAGTATTAGGAGAATAGTAGGTATCAAAAAGAGGACTATTATCTATTAAATAATCCATTTCTGTTTCATTGTTTGGAAATTCGTATGTTGAATCAGCTGGTTTATAAATTTTAACACTTAATTTGTTAGTCGTAAATCCACTTATGACACCCGTCACACCACCAATTTGGTTTCCTAATATCGTTATAGTGTCATTTATGTTATATAATTTACCCGATGTATTACCACTAACACCTATAACAGTATTTCCTGAAACTTTAATATTAAACGATGCGTTAACACCATGACCATTTGTTGTTCCAGTTAAATTAGTGTAAATACCATCGGTTGTACCAGTACCTAAAGCATTATATGTAAATGCGGTTATATTACCATAATTAGGTGTAAAATCAACAAGATTAACGTCTGTGTCAATAACATTCCATTGGAAATAATCACCAAGAGTGTTATTTCGGAAGTAATTACTAACTCTATTATTATAGAAGTATTCACCAACAGTATTATTATAGAATTCATCACCAATATAATTTTTCTGTGTACTAAAACCCCCAAACCCAAAACCTTCACCTATTGTGTTGTCAGTAAAGAAATTACCAATTTCATTATTTGTGAAATATTGGGCAATTGTATTACTTACAAAATCAGAACCAATATTGTTATTACTAAATCCATCACCGATAGTATTACCAATAAAATCACCTTTAATCACATTTCCATAAACATCACCCAAAAAGTCATTACTTACAGTAAAAGGACCAAAGGAATTACCACCACAAGACCCACTAACTTCATTTGCTGAAAATCCCCAATCTACTTTATTAGTATTAAAGTCTCCATATGTTATGTTACCCTTAAATTCATTGAATATTTGGTTATCATAAAAATCTCCATATATTGTATTGTTTTCAAATTGTTCACCGATTCTATTGGTAGATGTATCTCCACTTATATTATTATTATAAAATCCATGCCCTATATCATTTTTACGGAAATCTTGGGTTATTACATTACTTTCAAAATCAGTTCCAATTCTATTTCCATAAAAATCGTAATTACCGATGTCCTCTAAGGTTGAAATAGTGTTATATTGAAAAACATGACCGATTTCATTTTCGTAGAAATATGAATATATGGTATTATTATTATATCCGTTACCAATTAAATTACGATAAAATTCTCTGTAAATGTCATTATTATTATACCCATTACCAATATCGTTATTATAAAAATCATTATAAATTTTATTATTATTAAATTGATTTCCTATTTCATTATTTTGAAAATCATTATTAGTCCAAACATTACTATTAAAGTCGTTCCCAATATTGTTTCTGTAAAAAGAACCGCCAAGTAAAATATTATCTTCAAAATTACTACCAATTCGATTATTATTGAAATTAGACGTGATATAATTGTTATTAAAATAATCCCCAATTATATTCCCATCAAAATCATCATTTGTAGAGTTGTTATAAAAACTATCACCTATTTGATTACTATCGCAATCATCATTAAATGTGTTATTATATGAATTATTACCAATAGTATTATTTATGAATGAACCATCAAGAAAAACGTTGTTTGCCAAAATAAATGGGTTTCCATTCCAGTCATATAAATTTGCGTAGTTACCAACATAGTTGTTGATTGCGGTTGCGTCACCAAATGTCGTATATTCAAAAACTTCACTATCTCTTACATTAGGTTGGTAATAACTCATTACACCATCCTGATTTGCCAAATAATAAAGTGAGTCACTAGTTTCACTTATTGATGTACCAGATATAATTGCCAAAGAATCACTCTCAATAGAAATAACCTCAAAAATTGATGGGGATATATTTGTCACCGCAACAAATGACCCTGTTGAAAGAGTCGAATTAAATGTTGTACCTGTATTACCATATAACACACCTGTAGTTCCTGTTAATCCACTTATACCTACAAGTCCACCTAAGAGGCTTGATTCATTATATGAATAACCATAATATCTTTTAAATAAAATTGTTCTATGGTCATAATCGGTTCTATTATTTAATTCATCAATTCTTTCAGTGATTCTACCTTTTGCAGGACTTGATGTTACTTCAGTTGTATCCCAAGTTATGTCATAAGTAATTTTATCTTGTGGGTATAATGTTGAATATACTGTTGGTGAAAATCCAGTTGTTGAAGTTGCCAATAACAACAATGGTTCAATATTACCTGTTTTATAGTTACCTGTAGTTATTGGGTCTCCATTATTATTAAAATTTGGTTGGTCGTAACAAGTTTGAAAATCGGTAATTAAATAATAACCCCCAGCGTTTAATGATGAACCTGTGATCATAGAACGTAGTTCATCATAGTTTGTTGTAAAAACAGTGGTGGTTATATTATTTTGCACATATTCAGTTATTGCACTTAATGATATTTTTTGTGTAAAAAAATTATTATCAATAGGTATTGTGTTATTAGATGTATTACCTGAAGGTACCCATGAAGGTAGTTCCCATATTTTTTTATTAGCCATTTTTATTTTTTAATTATTACCATGTTATGTTAAAGTCATCGTCAGTTACTATTGGGTTGCCGTTTTCGTCTACAATATAAAAAGTTTCAGTAAAACCAGTATTACAAGGTATGAAAATATAAGGTGGTAAAGGGTTTTTACAACTACCACAACCGCTGTAATTTGGTTGGATTGTTTGGATGCCTCCAAAAGTATCAGGACGACAATACCTTCTACAATCAACAAAAAAGTTATTTCTTATTTCTAAAACATCTAATGTTTTATCATAAAATCTAAGTTGTGATAATTCACCTTCAAAAGAACCGGCAAAGTTAGTTTGTAATAACATATCCCTGTCATTATAATCAGGCCCGTTGAAAGTTTGACTTTCAGCCAAACCTTGTGTACCACCACCCCAACTCATATTAAAAGGAACACCTATTTGTTTATCACTCCATTCATTTAAAGCTCTTAATTGTAAACCAATAAAGTTTTCTACCCTATATTTTACTAAACCATTAATCCAAAATTTTAAAGTTCCGGCAGGTAAAGTGTTTTTAAAACTACCTGGTGTATAAGTTACAGCAATATGTGTCCAAGTATCCCCAGTCGGTATTGTATTAGGTTCGGAATAACCTTCTTCCATAACAGTACCCGTTATTCTATATTTGTTGTTGTAACAATCACCTGTTACAGTCATTTTTCTATAACCGATTCTACCGTCATTGGTGATTCTAAATCCTAAAGCGTTTTCAGATAATTGGTCACAATAACTGTATGAAGTACCTGTCACAACTGTTGTTTCTGTATTACCAGAACATTTGTGACAACAACCTATATCATCCGAATTTATATTAAACCAATTTTGACCGCCTGTAATAATATTTGGGTCTATGTATTCGTCAGTTAAACAAGTACTATGACAAGAACATCCACAACCAATACTTGAACTCTTGGTAAACCAGCTTTGTCCGCTATTTGGTTCTACAATATTTTCGTCATAAATTAAAGTTTCAGTTAAAGACAAAGGAATACCTTTAGATGTTTTAATACCCGTTTCACCCGAAAAATTATTCCAAAATTTATTTTCAGCTCTTGTACCAATATAAAAGAAAAAGTTTTTATTATTTGGGTAAAAATTATTTAAAGTTGTTGCACTTGTAGAACCTGTTATCCCACTAGTACAAAAAGTATTATCCCATTTGATCCAAGTTTCCATAGACCAACCGTCTTTTAAATCAGTTGGCATAACTTGCCATTTTGTATCACCAGAAGTATAAGTTAAAGTATAACCTGTTTTTTTACATTCAACATAAGGTTCTGATATTGGTGCTGGTCTATCTGTATCTAATTTAAAAAATCCTTGATAAAAACCACCATCTAAACAAATAGTATTTCCAACTGGACAACCTTCAACAGTTGTTGTTCCTGAATGAAAAGTCCATGGATAAGTATATAATCCTGGCCCTACTGTACAACCCGAGGTACAACCTGAAGATGAACCTGACGTACAACCTGAAAAATTATATACAATTGTGTAACCTGTAACAGGATATAAAACTAATCTTGTGTCTGCAGAAGTAATAACTAATGTTCTACCTGACAAACAATCAGTACGACCATTATCTACCCCCGTTAATCCCCAATCGTTTAATGTAAAACCTGTTAAAGGAATTATAGTAGTTCCTGACCATTGTATCAAAGAAGTTAAAGAAGAACCGTCTAAAGTAGTACCACTTTTATTAATATCAAACCAAGCTGCCAAACCATCTGTAACAATACCGTATTTACAGGCATCTTTACAATTTGTTGCATAAGGAATATAGTTACCTAACCTATCAGGAATTAAATTAAAATCCCAATATTCGTTATAAACTAAGTTTATACCTTCAAAACTTTTAAAAAAATAATTATTTCTAATATCCATAATTAAAGTATTTCAGGTCCATACCACCATTTTATTAATACCACATATTCACCGTCTGTAATTGAAGTTGCTACCCCAAAACTGTCGTAAAAATTAACATATAAGGTATCGCCTGTCACAAAGTAGTTAGTCATTTTAGTACGACTAATAGCACCGTCATAAATATCAATCATACTTAATATGTTATAATTAACTGAATTTGTATTTATTTTGGTTTCTGGGTCAAATATTCCACCCGCAGTTGTAACAGAAGCTAACCTAATAGTAGTGTCTATTGTTTTAACATAAATTTTAATATCTTCAATAACCCAACCTTCCGGTATATTAATATCATAAACACCTGTACTAAAAACTAGTGTTCCACTATCTAAATTTAATCCATAATTAGGTCTAATATTACCGTAAGAATTATATTCATTTACAGCAAAATTCGATCTATTTCCTGAAACTAATGTATTAGCACCTGCTAATAAGTTTGGTGTGTACACTGTGTTGGATTCATCGATTAATTTATCATTTAAATTTAAAACCGTGGTTTTTGTCACGTTCGGGTTTATTGTAATACCACTAGAGCCTATAATACTAACGTGAGTTACGTACTCATTTACGGTACTATTAATTGAACTTAAAATAAAGTTATAATTTGTATCTGAACCTGGTGGGGTTACATTGTCACCGTAAGCATATATTGTACTATAGTCACTGTTAATAATTACGTTAGAACCATTACTTGTAAAAGAGGCTAAATTATTACCAATGATTTTGTTATTGCTACCTAAAAATATTAAAGAATAATAAACACTATCACTGACATCAGTATTGTTAGTAAAAATTGTTGCCAAATTATTTGAGTTGGTTGTGATAGTATCGTTTGAAAAGACGTTAAATAATCCACTACTAGTATCAGCACTTATACCTGTTGAATTTAAAGCTACCGTCATTGTGTTGTTACTTATACCGTTAGAATTAAATAAAATGTTATTATCTGAATCTTGTAAAATTACGTCTGAATTTAAACTAAAAGTATGGTCACTTCTAACAATTGATCCACCTCCTTGGCATGAAATTATAGAATTAGCTGAATCCTCTGCTGTAATATCATATGAATTTAAAATAATTGTTTTAAAACTACCACCTAAAATTTTATTATTATACCCACCTAATATACTTGAGTATGAAACTCCAGTACCAGAAATAATATTATTGTTACCACCTATTATGGTTTCATGTAAATTTGGTGGGGTTGGTCCGTGTATTATATTATTAACACCACCTAGTATTGTAGAGTAAGCGTGACCATCTATAAGATTATTATAACCACCAATTATTACAGAACTGTCACCACTAAATATCTTATTTTGTGAACCAGCTATTATACCTGAATTAATGCTATTGCCGGAAATAATGTTTCTATTACCACCTAGTATTGCTGAATAATCATCTTTTACTGTAGATTGGTTGCTAAAAACAAAAGAGTTAAGTCCAGAAGCCTCTGAACCATAAGATTGTACAGGATCCCATATAGTTATTGGCGAACAACCATGAATATTTGTAACGTATAAATCTGTAATACAAGAACCTGTACCACCTGTAAAACAACACCCGTTATTTAAAGTAACAAGATAAGTACTACCAGACCCAACTATAGAACCACCACTTAAGATTAAATTACCGTTTAAAATAACTAACTGAGCGTTTGATTGCAAATCAACAGTACCTAAAACATAAACATCACCATAAACAAAACTTTGATGATTGTTCGGTACAGTTAAAGTATAACCATAAGGTACATACCACATATTACCACTATTTGATACGTATGGTAATGTTCTAACAAATCCGTTATTATCAAGAACTAATACATCATCGGTGTTAGTCCCAGCAGATAAACTAATTAAAAATCTAAGTTCACTATTTAAATCTAAACTACCTGAATCAACCTGTATTGTACCACCAGAACTTGGGCAAGAAACTAAATTATTAACATATAAAGGTGATGTACAGGCCGAAATAGACCAACTAATACCACTAATAGGTCCCCACCCAACAGTTCCGTCATTGTCTAAAGATGTTGCAACTAAACCAGGAAAGGCATTTTTATGTATTCTAAAATAACCTATTTGGTCTATATTTGTATCACCAGATAACGTAATTGAACTTCCGCTATGTTGTACTATTTGTCTATCTTGAAATTTGGGTCTTGTAAAAAATGTCATATTATATAACTGTTAAACCTAAAGGTCTATATTGTAATGTTTTATTTAATTGTTCAGCTTCAGTTGCCTTACGTGTTAACATATTGTCAGGACGTAATCTTTCTAACCTTTCGTTAAGCCTTTCCATTAAAGTTGTTCTATCTTCTCTAGACTCACTTAAAAGTGATTCATAATCCATAGTAACTTCAGCATCTGTAACTCCAAGAGCACCACCAAATTTACCACGAACACGACCAAGGGTTTCTTTACATAAAGCGGTAAACCAATCCCTTACCCATTGTTTTGAAGGTGTATTTAATTCGGTAAAATTTACAACGTCGATTGGAACATCGGAAGGTAATTTAACAATATCTTTATTTGCATTTAAACATCTTTGTCTATCTTCATCAGAAGTAGTTTCATAATACCAATACCAAACTCTTGAGCCACCTACGTTTATTGACTGTCCACCAGCAAAACCACCGCGACCAAAAGATAGTCTACTACCTGGGGGTGGTGATAAATGTAATAATCTTGTACCATTAGGACCTGCTGTTAACCAATAAGTTAATTCTGAACTAACTAATCTTTGTTTTAAATTATAATCAGCGTTTCTTAATACAATATCAAATGCTGGAGCCAAATAAAAACCACCATAACCAAACCCACCACCTGCAGCACCATAGGGTAATTGAGCCACACCTCCACCAAAACCATAATCACCAAAACCATAATTTGAGTATAACGCGTAATCTACTGTTGGTGGTTGAAAATATAGGACTTCACTCATTTCACGTCCAGCAGGTATTTGATATACTTGTCGACCGTTTTCTAAAGTAACGTAATCTTGTTTTAATTCCCAAGGACCACGTGCTTGTAAACCTACAATTTTTGAATAGGCATAAGTAAATGAATCTTCATATCCTTGAGACCTTGTTGTTAAAGCTTTTGCTAAATCCGTTGTATCTAAATTAATCCCGTCCAATGATGCCCATTGAGCCTCGATTAACCACTCATTAATATATGATGAATGATCTTCAACCGCAATTTCTAATAAAGTACACATTTGTTCGTCAGATAATTCCACTTTTCTAAGTGGAGCACCTAACCTATGTCTTACTTGACGAAATAATTTTTGTTTTTCCGCTTCTTCTATTACTAGTGCCATTGTTGCTTTATTTCATAAATATCAACAACGGGGATAATAATTACGGTGATTTACTTTTTTAGTAAAGAACTTACTAAATCATCCATTATGTCAATAGAATCATTTTTTTCACCCATAACTGTTGAAATAATTTCTTTTTTCTTTTGGAGGGTTTCATAGATACGTTCTTCTATTGTATCGTTAAAAATTGGGTAATATATATTAACAGTTTTGTCTTGACCGATGCGGTAATTTCTATCCTCCGCTTGTTGGTGATTGGCTGGAACAAAATCTAAATCATGAAATATTGTTGTATCTGAGGCTGTTAAAGTAATAGCCGAACCTGCGGAAATAATATTACCAATAAAAACTCTAACCTTTGGGTTATTTTGGAACTCATCAATAGATTTTTGTTTTTCTTTATCACTTAATTCACCATTATGACAAACCGCTAAATCACCAAATTCTTTTTTTAAAGCCTTTAGTGAATCAGTAAAAACTGTAAATACAATAATTTTTTTATCATCAGATTGTTCTAAAAAATTATGAACCATGTCTACTGTCATTGGAACTTTTTCTTTTGAAATAAATTTTCTAAGAACACCCATTTCAACCATTTGTCTACCTGCACTTAATTTTTTACCTTCAACTTCTAACCAAAATAAATAATCTTCAAAAGCTTCTTTATAACCTTTACGATTTTCTAAGTCTAAATAAAAAGGTGAAATAATTTTTGGTGGTAAATCTAAATGGTCTTCTTTTTTCCTACGAAGAATATAATTTTTAGTTTTTTGGTGTAGTTCTTCTAAATTAGATGCTCCATCTGTTAGCCAAATTCTTTTAACCTTACCTGATTTAAGTTTTTTATTAAAAGATTTTGCTGCACAATATCTATAAGCAAAGTGCTGGAAGTTGTCTGCCACAGGAATATTACATACCTTTAATAAGTTATAATAATCCATTGGTCTATTAGCAATAGGTGTACCAGTTAACAACCAAATTTTTTCAATATTTTCTGAAATTTGGGCAACAACTTTACCACGAATAGAACCTTTGTTTTTAATCATATGTGCCTCATCAACAATTAATAAATCAAATTTTTCTTCATTAATATAACTTTTAGGTTCGGTTTTTTTTCTTTTATCTTCTATTTCGTGAAAACGATTTAAAATATCATAATTAATAATAGTGAAAAACTTAGGTTGCCAAAAACCTGATTTTACAATTGTCACGTATTCCTCATCAATATACTCGGTAATTTCACGAAACCAATTGATTTTAGCATTTGCGGGACAAATAACCAATATTTTTTCCGCTCCCGATAATAAAGCTGCCGCAATAGCGGATTTAGTTTTACCAAGACCCATGTCATCAGATAAAATTGATTTATCTTTTTTTAATAAAAACTTTACTGCGTTTTCTTGGTGTGGGAATAAACTTCTTTTCTTTTTATTTATTTTATTAACCGAATCAAAATTAACTTCTAAATCTTCATACGGTTCATAAAACATATCGGTTAAAATTTGTGTTTTAGGTATATGAAATAAAATAGATTCTTTTTGATTTTTATAAAGTTTACCTTTTACATGATAAGATTTTTCACTATCAGCTAATAATACTTCCACAAAAACACGTTCGGGAATATTTTTTAATTCATATTTTTCTTTTAACTGTTCACCCAAATAAGGTGTAATATCAACAACTTTATTAATTGTTGTTGGTTCCCTATCAAAATTATCTGTAATGTATTGAATTTGATTAGGTGTAAGCACAAAGAAACCTTCACGTTCTAATTTATTTTTTATTTTTAGAATATGTTCATTGGTTCCGTTGTAAGAACGAATTTTTTCTAAAGTATTTCTATTCTTTAGTTTGGTTAAATCCACCATGACAAAATAAATATAATATCTAACTGTGTAAAATAAAGAAAATAGAAATTATTGAAATATTTATTAAAATAAAACTGTGTTATGGCTAAGAAAAAATTCCCAATAAGCAGAATTGGAAAATTCTACGATGAGATAGACTTTGGTATTGAAAATGAAATGGCCCGTGAATATGTGGAGGGTGATTTAAATTTTGTTATAGTTCTTTTTCAAGTCGATAGAACAGAAACTCAAGTAGACGATGTTTACGGTGAGGCAAAATCGGGTGAAATTAGATTTAAGGCACCTAAAGAATTAAGAGTTAAATTAGCTTTAGATGTTGCTGAAAATAAATCTTATTCTGGTGGTATGAATAGAATATTAGATTACGGTCAATTAACATTTCATGTATTTCAAGACCAATTAAATGAAATGAGTTGTGATATATCTTATGGTGATTATATTGGTTACTCAGATAGAGAAGATAATATAAAATATTTTACAGTAACAAATGATGGTAAAATATTTTCAGATAATGCACATACAAGAGTTGGTTATAAAGGTTACTACAGAACCATAACTTGTGTAACAGCAGACTCAAATGAGTTCTTACCAAATTATTAATTAAATAATGATAGTTGGTTATAATAGAAAAATTGATATTTATTAATAAATGGCATTACCTAAAAAAATAAAAAAAGATATAAATTTACTAACACCTAAACCAGGTATAAATCCTTATTTAGGTGGTGGTGAACAATTTATTGAACAAAATCCGGCAAATTTACCACGTGGTGTTGATTTTGCTGATTTGGATAATGGTTTTGTTGATTGGGTAGGTAAAGATTTAAACGTAGTGGTTGAGGGTGAGTTGGTTCCAGTTTCATTTTTAACAGCTCAAAGATGGTCTGAATTTACAAGAACTTGGCAAAATTCTGATAAATATAAAAACATTAAAATACCGTTTATATCTGTTGTTAGAAACCCAGATGTACAAAAAGGTACAAACCCTGAAGATTTTAATATTCCATTAAAAGATTATCGTATACCTTATATGACTGTTCCTACTTGGGATGGTAGTAAAAAAGGTGCTGATGTTTATTTAATCCCACAACCTGTAAAGGTTGATGTTACGTATACTTTAAGATTTTTCACTTATAGAATGAGTGAATTAAATGTTTTAAATCAAAAAGTTTTATCGACATTTGCTGCAGCACAATCTTATGTTAATATTAAAGGGCACTATTTCCCAATAATGTTAGAAAGTATTGGTGACGAATCTACTGTTGATGATTTAGACGGTAAAAGATATTATGTCCAAACTTATGAGTTAAGAATGATGGCTTATATTTTAGATGAGGAAAAATTTGAAATTAGACCTGGTTTAGAAAGAGCTATTCTTTCTTATGAAGTTGAGTCGAAAAGACCTAAAGTTGTAACTAAGTTTATTAAAGATGAAAGTCAAAACGATAAAACAATAAATTTAATTATACAATTTTTAGTTGGTTCACCCACAACTGTAACTTTTGTTGCCGATTCTTTAGCCAATTTTGTTTCAATTGATATGTCTAATGTTTCAAATATTACTATTTATGTTAATAACACACCAGTAACATTACCTTTCTTTTTAAATTTAGATGATGTTGTCGGTATTAGTATTGTTAGAAATAACTCAGCAGAAATGTCTGAGATAATATTAAGAGGAACTGTACCATTATGATAAACATGTCCAATTTTTGTGGTGGGGGTGATATAACCAAAATTTATATTGTGGGTGCCGGTGGCACTGGTTCCACAACAAATACAGATATTTATGTCACAGGTTTTACTTATGATAACGGTATTTTAACAATAAGTCAAAACGGTGGACAACCAAATTTAAGTGTTATTTTACCAACATTTATTACTGGTAACACTGATTATTATGTAACTGGTGGTACGTATTCTAATGGTGTTTTAACTTTAAATAGACAAAATGGTTCTTTAACTATAACAGGATTTACCACAACATTTACAGGAAACACTTCAGGTGATTGTATTACAGATTTATTTGTTAGTAATGTTAATTCTTGTTCACCATTACATATTCAACCAATAAATAATGGAGATGTTTATATTTCTGAAAGTGGCGGTAATGTAGGTGTTGGGACTACAAATCCATTATCAACATTAGATGTTAATGGTAAAATTACTACCACTAATTTCCAAATGACCTCTGGGTCGACTTATGGGTATGTATTAACTTCTGATGTAAGTGGTAACGCATACTGGGCTCCTCCTTTTTCTGGTACTAGTGTCGATACTTACGTAACTGGTTTTACCTATTCAAATAATAATTTTGTAATATCTCAAAACCAGGGTCAAACAAATTTAAGTGTTAATATATCTACAATAACAGGTCTAACCTCAACGGGTAATATTTATTATTCTTTTGGATCTGGTTGGACTCAAAATCAAACCGTTGATTATATTTCTGCGGCAACTGGTAATATTTTAGTTACAAAAGAGTGGGTAGAAAGTTTATCTGCAGATTTATCTTCTTCTATCGCAGTTAATGTTGCCACAACAACGGCCTTACCGGCCTCAACTTATAACAACGGTGTTAATGGTGTAGGTGCAACACTTACAAGAAACACAAATGGTACAACTGGTACCATAGATGGTATAACTGTTGGGTTAGGTGATAGAATTTTGGTTAAAAATCAGGCCTCACAAATTCAAAACGGTGTTTATGGGGTTACCGTATTAGGTACTGGATCAACAGCCTTTGTTTTAACACGTACAACCGATTCTGACACAACTGTCGAATTTGACCCTCAAATTGTTATAGCAAGTAGAGGTACTCAAGCTGGTTTAAGATTTGCTCAAACAACAGCCGACCCAAATATCGGTGTTAGTAATATTGTTTATACAAGTGTTGGTAGTTCTTTTGTGACACAAAGTGCTGCAGGTACTCAAACAAGTGGTAATATCCCTTTTTGGACAAATGTTGCAAGAGACCTTAGTAAAGGATCTAACACCCAATTATTTTGGAATAACGTTAATAAAAGATTGGGAGTTGGTATTGGTTCACCTACCGCAAGTTTACACATTAAGGGTTCTGGAACAACTAATGCAACTTATAGTTTAAAAGTTGAGGATGGTTTAAATAGAAATATATTATCAACAAGAAATGATAATTTTGTTGTTGTTGGTGATGCAGCTGTTAATAGTTATTTATGGGTTAGTGGTCCAAGTGGACAATTTGGTTTTACTAATGAAAGTGGTAACCCGTATCTGTATTTAAATTCAAATATTACTAACAATAAATTTTTTATCTCAAATGGTGGTGCTGGTAGTAATGTATTTGGACAAATCAACACTAATAACGGTAATTGGTTATTTTCTGACCCTAATTCAAATGCTAACCTTGCTATATTAACAGATACTAAAGTCACTATTAACGGTGCTGATTCAAGTTCCACCAAATACGGTTTAAGAGTGACTCAAAACAATGACCCTGGTTTAACTAATGTTACTACTGATGTTTTTGTTGTTAGAAATGATAGTAAAGTAGGTGTCGGGACTTCAAACCCTACTGAAAAATTTGAGGTTAGTGGGAAAACAAAAACTATAACCTTACAAGTTACGTCGGGAGCTACCACAGGTTATGTTTTAACTGCTTTAGATTCTAATGGTAATGCTTATTGGGCTCCATCATTTTCTGGTGGTAGTTCTTCTTCAGTGGATACATTTGTAACGGGTTTCACATACTCAAATAATAATTTAACAATATTACAAAACCAAGGTCAATTACCTTTAACAGTTAATATCTCGTCAATGACAGGTCTAACTATTAATGGTGGTTTAACTGCTACAACAATAACATCTACTGATTTATCAGGTAATGGCGATAGAATTGTTATAGCATCTTCAGTAGGTACTTTATCAGCGTCTAGTCAATCAATAATACAAACATACATCGATCCAACTGGTACTGTTGCAGGTTATTTAGATAACACTTCTAATTGGGACATTAACGGTATTTACACAGGTCCAACAATATCGGGTACATATCAAGGACAAAAACATTATAATTTAAATTATTTTTTTGAAGCAGTTGACGATAACCTTTGGATAAGATTAATAAGAGGATAAAAAATTATGCCAATTTTAGCAAATAAAAGTAATATATTAATAAGTGACAGTTTAAAAAGAGGTTGGGTTAGACCTTTAGGGTGGCTTGAATTACCTACCGTAACTTCTGCCGATACTAAAATAGTTGGGTTAGTTGCAATATATGAAACAGAAGAAAACGCGATATCAATACAAGCACCAGCGGGTACCTCACAAAATTATACAATAAATTGGGGTGATGGAACCTCACAAACCGGTACTACGACAAACATATATACAAAAAGATACGATTATAACTTAATATCGAGTATTGTTTTAAAAGACGATTTTGGGTATAACTATAAACAAGTAATTGTAACCATTACTAATAATAGTGGTACAGTAAGTGTTTGGAATTTAGGGGCGTCTATAACTCAAGGGGGTTCAAATAATTGGTTAGATATTAGTTATAGTTGGGCATCTGATGTTTATTTTGGTGCAAGATATGCTCCATATCTACAGAGATTACAAATATTTAAAGCAACAATTACTGGTAATAGAAATCAATTTCTAGAATTACTATCGGCATTAAGATTTCTTAGGTGGGAAAATGTAACCTATTCTAGTGTAACATCTGCAACTGGTTATTTAGGTTTTATAGGTAATATTGATAGAATAGATTTTACATTCACTCCTGTAGTATTAGCTAATTTATTCTTCCAATATAGTCGAATGAAAGCTTTAGGTAATTTAGTCTTTCCAGGAACATCAACTATCAATAGTATGTTTTTTCAATCAACTATTGAGGAAATTGGGTCTGTAGATATTACAAATGCTACAATAGGAACACAAGCTTTTTATGGTTGTTCAACTTTAGAAAAAATAGGTACATTAACCACACCTGCAATGACAACAATTACAAATATGTTTTTTAACTGTACAAAACTAAAGGAAATAGTATTCACCTCTTGTTCCGCAGTAACAACAACCACGTCAGCCTTTTCAAATTGTTTTAGTCTTAGAAAACTTAGAATGCCAGGAATGGGAGCGACTTTTTCAATTGCTAGTTGTAATATGCAAAGACAAGAATTAATAGAGTTATTTAGAGATTTGGCAACAGTAAGTGTGAAAACAATAACAATAACAAATAACCCAGGGGTGGCAGATTTAACGGCCGCGGATTTATTAATCGCGACTAGTAAAGGTTGGACAGTAACACAATAATATGGAAGATACAAGTGGATTTTATAAATGGGATGATGAACAACAAGAATGGTTGTGGGGTCCAAATAGAGTAACAAACATAAACTATGTGTTAGAAAGAGAATTAAAAGATATTTATACGTATCCGGTTGATGGATGGTACTGGTATGATGAAAAGCCTAATTTGAAAAATACGTTAATTTAAGATGGCAACAAAAAATATAAACGCAGAGAAAATACAAGGTAATTTAGCAATTACTTCGGTTTCTGCCACAACTTATTATAATTTACCCCAAGACATTTATACAACCACACATATTACAACATCCGCAGCAACTTTAAATATTAATATAAATTACTATGGTGTGAATCATAATGGTAATGTAGATATCTCGTTACCAAATCCAAGTGGTTATGATGGATATAATATTAATATTAAAGACGAAAGTGGTAATGCAGGTATTTATAGAATAAGATTAACACCTTTATCAGGGTTAATAGATGGTAACAATTATGTTGATATGAATATAAATTATATGTCACTTCATATTGTTGCAAGAAATAATAATTGGTGGATAATTTAAATTAAAATATGTCTTATATATACAACAATAAAATAGCTTACTCCGACAGTGCAAATTTAGACGCGTTCGGAAGATTAAGAACCGCAGCAGTACAAAATTTAGTAGATATTAAACATGTCTACGATAAAAATCCGTTACAAATAAATGAAGTTACGGCAGGAACTGCAACATCTATTTTTAATCAAGAATATGCCAGAGTTAGAATGTCAACTTCATCAAATAATGATTTCGTAATTAGACAAGGTAAAACACACCCAATTTATCAACCAGGGAAAAGTCAATTATTTCAAGCAAGTTTCTCAAATTTTCAATTAGAAACAAATGTAATAAAAAGGGTTGGCGCTTTTACATCAATAACAGGGTCACCATACAATTCGGTTTTTGATGGGTATTTTTTGGAAAGTAATGGAGTTACAAATGAAATTAGTTTTCAGATATGGAGGTCGGGTACGACAATCTATACCGCATCAACAACCACATGGAATAGTAATGAATTTGACCCAATAAATTTAGATTGGTCTAACACTAATTTAATGTCGGTTGATTATCAATGGTTAGGTGTTGGTAGAATGAGATTTGGTTTAGATTTAGCGGGAATATTAATTTACTTTACAGAACATAATTGTGCAAATAATGAACCAAATGTTTATATGTCATCACCAAATCAACCTATAAGGTACGAAATAAGACAGGTTGGGGTTGGTTCTGGATATTTTGATATGATATGTTCACAAGTGTGTTCAGAAGGAGCGTTAAACGGGTTGTATTCAACCGTAGGGGTTATAAATTCAACGGTAGCAAATTTAGATTTGTCAGGTACAAAATATCCGTATATTGGTTATAGACTTAAACAAAGTTATAAATCAGTAACATCACAATATAGTAGTTTAAGTATTTTAAATACCTCAAATGATAATTACTTAGTGACTATTGAATATAACCCCACATTATCTGTAACCCCAAATTGGACAGACATACCAAATTCCCCATTTCAGTATTCAGTTTATACTGGGACTGTTACTACAACGATAACATCACCAGGTCACATTATGTCATCCTTAATTGGTGAAGCTGGGACATCAGCACTTACAACAATTAAAGTGGACGATAACCAAATTAGAGTTGGCTCTAATGTTAATGGAACACTTGATGAAATGTGGGTATGTATAACACCACTAACTGCAAATGCAACATTTTTAGGGACCGCTGAAATACTATATTATTTATAAAATATGACAATAAATTTTCCGTTGAGTCAAACGGACAATTATATTATTTTAATTAGATTTTTATTACCAAAGAAATATAAGAAGTCACACCACTAACAATTATTACTAGTTGGTGATTAATTTTCTCCGTATATATCTTTTTTAGATTTTGTAACGGTAGGTTTTTCTTTACAACTTTCACGAATTAACTTTTCCACAAAGGAAAACATTTTAAGACCATTTTCTTCACAATAGTTTTTTAATAACTCATGTGTTACGGAAGTTATTTTTATGTTCTTATCTCTTTTCATGGCGTTAGTATTACATAAATATCACACTAGTCATATAAAAGTATTACACTAGTCATACTAATACGGATTTATTCTTTACTTTAAAAAACTTTTGAAAAAACTGACAATATTTATATTAAAAATAACATAAAGAAAAAAAATAATTAAATGGCTTCACAAAAAATATTTGTATCACCAGGTGTTTTCACATCAGAAAAAGACCTGACCTTTGTAGCACAGCAAGTTGGTGTGACTACTTTAGGTCTAGCAGGTGAAACTCTTAAAGGACCAGCTTTCGAACCAATTTTTATCACAAACTATGATGAGTTTTTGACAATATTTGGTGGTTTGAGTCCCGTAAAATTTGGTAACGATAAACCAAAGTATGAATTACCTTACATAGCTAAAAGTTATCTAACTGAATCAAATCAGTTATTTGTAACTAGAACATTAGGTTTAACTGGTTTTGATGCTGGTTCTGGTTGGGCCATAGTTTCAAGAGCAAATTATGATCCTTCAACAATTGTTACTGGTATAACAACATCTACTTTTACAGCTGATTTTACTGGTAGTACTTACGCTAATATTACAGATGTAAATGCACAATATTTATACAACATAGGTTTGTTTCCAAACGGACCAACTTTAACAACAGCTGATGTACCTGGCGTAACAACAACATACCCCCAAGGTATTGTTTTTGATAGAACCACAGGTGTTAGTTTTACTGGTGTTTCAGCAACAATAACTCTTGTATCAGGAGCCTCTTTAACTGGTATAGTTTCTGGTACAGTAATAACTTACAGTGCTAGTGCTTACACACAATATGAAGGTATGGTTTTAGCCCTTTTAAGGTCTAGAGCTAATTACATAAATGATGTATTATATTGGTCTACTTACCAAGGTGGTGCTACAGGTTTAATTGGTGGATTGACTCCAACTTTAACTAATCCTTTAGCTCAATTTAGTTTATCAGCTTATACAGATATAGCTTTATCAGCCGTTTCGGTATACGATGTTTCTTTAGATAGAAATAGTAGAAACTATATAACAGGTTTATTAGGTGAAGATTGTCATGATAGAGGTGCTAGAGTTTATGTAGAAGAAATTTATCCTAACATGTTACAAGACTTATTAGATAATGACTATATTCTTGGTTTAAAACAAGAATTAGTTTATATGGATAATATTGAAAACTACAAACAACAATATCAAACACCTGAAACTCCTTGGGTAGTATCTGAACTTCGTGGTAATGAAGTAATTAAATTATTTAAATTTATTTCAATATCTGATGGTACAGCTGCTAACACTGAGATTAAAATTTCAATACAAAATATTGACCTTGATAACAAACAATTTGATGTAATAGTTAGACAGTGGAATGATACTGACGCTAACCCTTCAATACTTGAAAGTTACCCTAAATGTAATTTGGACCCAGCTTCTAATAATTTTATAGCTAGAAGAATTGGTACCGCTGATGGTGAATTTACTTTAAACAGTAGATTTATTATGATGGTTATGAATGACAACGCACCTACCGACGCTTTTCCAGCTGGTTTTGAAGGTTATATTGTTAGAGATTACTTTGGTAACACTGTTACTTCAGCAACGGATGTTTTATACATACCACCTTTTATTGACTATAAAACTTCTTACGACCTTACAAATGAAAGACTTAAAAAAGTATACTTAGGTATTAGTAATACTAAAGGTATTGATTCTGACATGTTCCAATGGAAAGGTTTAACTGAAGCTGACACTTATTGGACCGCAACAACTAAAGGTTTCCATATGGATAGTGGGGCCACAATAGCTGGTAATTTTAGTGTTGGTCAGTTTGGTTTCACAGACTTATTAGCAATTCAAGGAACTACTTATGAAAGTGCTGTAGCCAGAAAATTCACTTTAGTACCTTACTTTGGTTTTGATGGATGGGATTGTCATAGACGTTCTAGAACTAATACGGATAGATACCGTGTAGGTAAACAAGGATTTACAACTGGTTTAGCTAACGGACAATTTATTCAACTTGGGCCTCAAGACGGTACTTCTGACTTGTACGCTTATTTTAACGCTATTAAAACTTTCGCTAATCCTGAGGCCGTTAACATTAACGTGTTAGCAACACCTGGTATTGATTACGGTGATAACGCTTATTTAGTTCAAGAAACTATTGACATGGTTGAAGAACAAAGAGCTGACTCTGTTTATATCTTAACTTCACCAGAGAATGTAACTTATGATACATCTGATGATACAGTTGGTTTTGGATTTAACTCCGTGTCAATTAACGACGCAGAATCTTTAGTTGATTTGTTAGACGCAGCGGACATTGATTCTAACTACACCGCCACATATTGGCCATGGATTCAAGAAAGAGATACTGAAAATAATGTTAACGTTTGGTTACCAGCAACTCTTGAAGTTTGTCGTAATATCGCTTTAACAGATAACGTAGCTTTCCCATGGTACGCAGTAGCAGGTTACACTAGAGGTTTAACCAACGCACTTCAAGCTCGTATCAAACTTACTGAAGATGATAGAGATACACTTTACGAAGGACGTGTTAATCCAATGGCTACTTTCACTGATGTTGGTGTTGTAATTTGGGGTAACAAAAACTTACAAGTTAAAGATTCTGTTCTTGACAGACTTAACATTAGAAGATTGTTGTTACAAGCTCGTAAGTTAATTACAGCGGTTGGTATTAGATTGTTATTTGAACAAAATGACCAAATCGTAAGAAACCAATTCTTAAACTTAGTTAACCCAATCTTAGATAATATTAGAAAAGAAAGAGGTTTAGCTGACTTTAGAGTTCAGTTATCTAATGACCCTGAAGAAATCGACAGAAATGAAATGAGAGGTAAGATATTCTTAAAACCAATACCTACCTTAGAATACATTATTATCGAGTTCAATGTTACTCCTACAGGAGCATCTTTTGATAATGTTTAATCTTTAAATAATAAATAAAAAGTCCACTTCGGTGGACTTTTTTGTTTTTAATAACTATTTATATATGTAGGAATAACTTATATAAATATTTTACCATGAAAATAGAGTTAACATGTCAATGTTGTAATAAACCTTTTGAAACCGAATTTAAATTTAGAGATAAAAAATTTTGTTCTAGGGATTGTTATTTTGAAGACGTTAGAAACGGTAAGACAAAAATGGGCCGAAAAAAAGATGAAACCATTAGAGAAGTTAGAGAATGTAAAGTTTGTAATAAAGAGTTTGAGGTTAAGAAAAAACACTCCAAAGAAATTTGTTCGGACGAATGTAGATTAGTATGGGGTGAAAAAGATAGTGTTAAAGAAAAAAGATTAAGCTCTATTAAAAAAACTGTACAAGAAAAATATGGTGTTAATCATATTTGGCATATAAAAGATATACATCAAAAAACAATTAATAGTCGGGACATGGGATTGGTTGTTGAAAAGCAGAAGGAAACTGTTCGTAAAAAAACTTTATCAAAATTAATACCAAAATTAGAATCCAATAATTTAAAATTACTCTCTAATTATATGACAAATAAAAATGGTAACACATCACTGTCATATGAATTTGAGTGTTCAGTTTGTGATCATAAATTTACAAGTACTTTATTAGAGTGTGGTATCATACCAAGATGTAGTAAATGTCATCCATCACAGAAAGATTCTAAACCACAGTTATTTATTCAAGAATTTTTAAATCAAAAAAATATAAAATATATCCAAAACAATAGAAAAATTATTTCTCCTTTTGAAATAGATTTTTATTTACCTGATTATAATTTAGGGATAGAAGTTCATGGACTTTATTATCACAGTGAATTAAATGGTAAGGATAAAAATTATCATATTAATAAATCTAAAATGGCAGAAAAAAATAGTGTTAAATTAATTCAAATATTTGAG